CAGCTCATATGCCCGCGATGGTGGCACCTTCTCACCCCATCTACTTATATTGTGCGGCCATATCTCCAAAACCTTTGCCAGCTCTTTAATGCCACCGAAAAACTCTATTGCGTCTGCTGTTTTCATGATTTGTACCCAAGTGTTGATAAGAAGTGTTGACAAGATAACACCGGATGGCCTAAGATGCAATCTCAATTAGGAAAGAGAGAAACAAACCATGTCAATATTAAAGCAAGCAACGAAACCAGCTGACCGGATGCCGATAGTCACCATCTGCGGTGACTCAGGGCTCGGTAAAACGTCCCTGGCGGCGACATTCCCAAACCCTATAGTGATACGCGCCGAAGATGGCCTTCAAGGTGTACCGGCTGCCATACGGCCCGACGCGCTACCGGTGGTAACATCACTGGAACAGCTAATCGAACAGATGACGGCACTCTATAAAGAAGAACACAATTACAAAACAATCATAATCGACAGTGTAACAGCGCTAGAACGCCTATTTATGCAAAACGTTATCGACAGCGACCCTAAGAAGCCGAAATCAATCAACCAGGCTTTAGGCGGATATGGCGCAGGCCTTGGCGCAGTAGCCACACTGCATCACCGGGTCGGCAAACTAATGTCAAAGATCAATGCCGATAAAAACATTGCTATCGTATACATCGCCCATGCCGACACCGAAACAATCGAACTGCCAGATATGGACCCGTACACTCGATACAATCTGCGCCTCGGCAAACGCTCAGTGGCACCTTATGTAGACGATGTTGATATGGTCGGCTTCTTAAAGCTGCAAACGTATACCAGCGGCGACGGCGACAAGAAAAAAGCCACGTCAGACGGCAGCCGACTATTGGTAACTTATGCCACCGCGTCGAACGTTAGCAAGAACCGGTACGGCATCACTGATAATATATTTGTACCAAAGAACGAAAACCCGCTCACTCAATATATCCCGGCTTTAGCCACTTATAACAAAGAAGGTAAATAATATGTCATTCTTCGATCTTTCAGACGGCAAAACAGCAGCAGCATCAACTTCATTTGATAGCAATGTTCAGATTAAGCCTATCCCTGCAAACACTCAGGTAGTCGCGGCAATTGACGAAATTAAATGGGACGAATATCAGGGCGACTCGTTTGTTTCGGCTCGCTGGGTAGTATTAGATGGCGAACACAAAGGCCGCAAGATCTTTCATAAGATCCGCGTAAAAGAGCAGGATAAAACCAAACGCGATCGTGCTTTAAAGATGTTAGCTGCTATCGATGCAAACGCCGGCGGTGATCTAATGCGCAATGGCACCGAACCCGGTGACAGCCAACTCAGCTCCGCGCTATCTAATAAGCCGATGGCTATCAAGCTCGGCCTATGGGAAATTGACGATAAGAGCGGTAACTGGGTCATGGCAGTATCGCCGGTCAACTCCGTCAGCACATTACCCGCACCAGTTGCAGCAGCCGCTGATGATATACCATTCTAATAATACGGCCCTACGGGGCCTTTTTTTTCGAGGTAAAACAATGGAACAGCTTTCCCAAGAATGGTTTGACGCCCGCAAAGGCCGGGTCACTGGCTCCCAGATTGGTGCAATCCTTGGCGTTAATCCTTGGTCTAGCACCAAAGATGCCATGCGCTCTATACTCGGTCAGTCAACGTTTACCGGCAACGTCGCCACCGAATACGGAAGCCGGAACGAGGAAAACGCCGTATTCGATTTCGAGCTTGAAACAGGGATCACCATTAAAGAATGCGGGTTTATAGTTCACCCGGAATACGACTGGCTCGGCGCGTCACCCGATGGATTGATTGGCGCAGATGCCATTGCCGAAATTAAATGCCCGTTTGGGTTGCGTGAAAATCCCGACCCGGAATTTAAAAGCCTGGCGCACCTGCCGCACTATTATGCGCAGGTACAATACGAAATGTTTTGCAGCGAACGCACGACAGCTTATTTCATTCAATGGAACCGGTTTAAATTTGATACGGAAATGGTTTTTTTCAGTCAGCAATATATTGACAAAACTCTGCCCAAGCTTAAAGCATTTCACGACCAGTATCTTTCGGCTGTGGCTTAAATGAGAAACAATCCGCGCGTAATGACACCCGGCGCGCTCCGTTCTTTCCGTAGGTTGCAGCACAAATGCACCCTGGCAGAGCTGGCATACTATTTTAAAATAAGTGAACCGCACGCGTGCAGAATCCGCGCAGGCGAAAACTGGGGCAGAAAATGTTAAGACCATACCAACAGAATGCCGTCGATGCCGCGAAAGCTTTTCTTTCTAAATGCTATGACCCCTGCATCATCGATGCTGCAACGGGTGCGGGAAAGTCGCACATCATCGCAGATCTTGCGCAATGGATTCACGAAACCAGCAAAAAACGGGTGCTTTGTTTGGCACCATCTAAAGAGCTGGTCGAACAGAACCACGGTAAATACATTGCAGCCGGCGGCATGGCAAGCCTGTACAGCGCCTCGACCGGGCAAAAGAGCTTAGAGCACTATGTCGTATTCGGCACGCCTGGCACTGTTAAAAACAGCTTGGAACGGTTCAAAAACTTTGCAGCCGTTATTGTCGATGAGGCCCACGGCATCACACCGACAATTAAATCTATCATTGACGATCTGCGCGCAAAGAACCCTCAGCTGCGCGTGCTGGGCTTGTCTGCCACGCCATACCGTCTCGGCAGTGGCTATATATATCAACTCGATGAAAATGGCAGAGCGATACCGGAACACGAAACAGTAGAACCATATTTTAAAAAGCTGGTTTTCAAAATAGGCGCGAAAGAATTAATCGATCAAGGCTATCTAACGCCGCCAACGACAGAACGCCACGCTGGTTATGATACTACCGGTTTGGAATTAAACAACATGGGCAAATTTGATGCCCGCCAGGTTGAAAAGGCTTTCGAAGGTGAAGGCCGGAAAACAGCCGCTATCATTGCCGAGGTGGTTGAGCTGTCCGCTGGGCGCAAAGGTGTAATGATATTTGCAGCAACCGTACCCCACGCAAGGGAGGTCATGCAAAGCTTGCCACGCGGAAACAGCGCACTGGTGACTGGCGAAACGCCAAAAGCTGACCGCGAACAAATACTAAAAGCGTTCAAAGCCCGACAGATAAAATACCTGGTCAATGTATCGGTGCTGACTACCGGCTTCGATGCAAGCCACGTTGACGTTATTGCTATATTGCGCGCCACCGAATCAGTCGGACTAATGCAACAGATTATAGGTCGCGGGTTGCGCATCGATGCCGGCAAACAAGATTGCCTAGTGCTGGACTACGCGGAAAACATCGAACGGCACTGCCCCGATGGCGATGTATTTAATCCGAATATCAAAGCGTATAAATCCACAAAGGTGGTAGGCGGTGCCGAAGTTGAATGCCCCGACTGTAATTATATAAACGAATTTTCAGGGCGCCCGAATCCAGATCAATTCCATATAACGAAAGATGGATACTTTGCAGACCTGGCAGGCGTGAAACTAGAAATACCATCCCACTTTGGCAGAAGATGCCACGGTGAATTTTTAGCCGCGGGAACATATGCCAGATGCGAACATAGATGGGCATCTAAAGAGTGCGAGAAATGTCAACACGCGAACGATGTTGCGGCACGCTATTGTGAAAAGTGTAAAGGAGAATTGATCGACCCGAACGAAAAGCTGGTCATGGAATTTAGAAAGCTAAAGTCAGACCCATACGCGAAAAGCACCGACAAGGTACTGGGCTGGCACTGCCAAGAATGGATAAGCAAAAGCGGAAACCAAACATTGAAGGTCGACTACACCACCGAATACAGATCATTTTGCATTTGGTATATGCCGGAAAAGGTGGGCGAATGGGAGTCACTATCCACTGCCGTTTTTAGTGGTAGAATCGCACCATCAATTGAAGTTTTTTTATCATCGCTTCCGAACTATGGCGTAATGCCGAAAACGCTAACGCTGAAAAAGATGAAAGAAAAAGGCTTCTATAAAATCTATGGACACAATGAGGCATTAGATGAAATTCCCGAAATCAATTAAAGTTTACGGTGACATTAAATATCGCGGGCCATGCTCGCCAGAGTCTGCCGAACAAATCACGCTATTTAATCAGCTATCACCAAAGCTCCGCGCAATAGCCCTGCACCCACGCAATGAAGGAAAGCGAACGCCGGGCCAGGTTATGCGACACAAAGCCGAAGGCATGACCACCGGCGCTGCTGACATTATTATCATCGGCTCACCGCCTTTTGTGTGCGAGCTAAAAAGAATGGATCACACTAAATCCAAAATATCACCGGAGCAGATCGCGTTTCTTAATAACTGTCAGGACGCTGGCGCGTTTGTCTGTATTGCACTGGGCTGGAAAGGAGTAGTTGATGCAATTGCCGACTGGCAAAAGACCTAGGCACTACGCCGACGATGTAATCTATGGTCGGTCAACCCTGGACCAGGTGCCGCCAGACTGGCGTGAGCTCATCCTAAAGCATGTTCAAATAGCATGTATACAACTAGGCTCCCAAGTTGCCAGAGGTCGCGACAGAGCCACTAGGGCCGCTATGCTTGAACGCGTACCACCAGTGATCCTGCCCGATGTCGAACGCCTCGCCAAAGAATACTATAGCAATAAAGACTCCGTTTGATATAGCTAATCGATATATAAGAGTGCTTGCGCTTATACGCTAGCACTAGTATTGTTTGCAGATCGAAAGCAAACAAACAAACGGAGCAAACAACATGAAATCACTAATCGAATCTATCGGCTGCATCCTTCTAGGCATCGCATTAGCCAGCCCGTTTTACGCTTATGTTATGGGCTGGGTATGAAAACTTTAAGCTGGTCAGATATTACCACGCTCACGACAAAAGACGAAGGCGGTCGCTGGCAGGTTAATCCGGGCTCAATCGCTGCTCAGTACATCAGCGAAGGTCAATACAAAGAACCAACCAGAGCATACCCGCACAGTTATACGCGGGTGCTTAGAACGCCGCGCTTCTCCGCTTACATTGCGCGAAATGACATTACACTAGCAAAACAATTTGGGATTAAATAATGGCAACACTAATTAAAAATCGCGGCTATCGTATTCAAGATGCTATACACCAGATGGCCATCGACGAAAGCGCAGCCACCGGCCTCAGCTTGAATAAAACGGTCGAGGCATTAATTCAAGAAGCGTACATCGCACGCCGACTCGCTAAAATGGGGATGAAAAAATGAGCACACCAGAAATCGATTTGCGCAATATGCTAAACCAAGAAGCATACGACGAAGACTTAGATGACGCGTACAACCACTGGGTAGAATATAGTGTTGTGCCAGATCTTGCCAAATACTTGGCAGCTTTTGATTATGATAAATTTGACTCAGCTGTTACTAATTTTAAGATGTTCGGTGCTGACCCCGTTGTTAGCTGGATCTTTGAAATGATTACAGATAGCTATGATGTTTATTATG